AGATGCAAAACAAATTGCCATTGAGAATGGTCTAATTCGTTTGCATGATGGAGCTACAGGCTTCATGATGATTAAGCGCGAAGTTATCGACAAGATGATTGTACATTATCCTGAATTAAAATATAATAATGATTTGAATACTCCTCCAGAGTTGAATCCTCATTTCTATGCATTCTTTGATACAATGATTGATCCCAAGGATAAGCGTTATTTGTCTGAGGATTATACCTTTAGCCGCAGATGGCAAGAAATGGGTGGCGAGATTTGGCTTGACCCTTCAATCTCTTTAAACCACTATGGTTCATTTAATTTCCAGGGCAATCCTCAGCAAATTATTCAAATAGGTTAATTTAAATAGTATATTATGAAATTATCAGATCTACAAGATTCCTGGAAGGATGATTGTAAAATTGATGAAATGAATCTTGGACGTGAATCGGCAAGGACTCCAAACCTTCACGCCAAGTATTTAAATTATCTGTCGTCCACTCGACTCAATCTTCGTAAAGCCGAATCCGATTATTTAAATTGCCGTCGTATGAAATATAAGTATTACCGCGGTGAAATGACTAAGCAAGAATTGGAAGATGAAGGTTGGGAACAATGGCAAGGAAATAAACCCTTAAAGAATGAAATGGATGAATTTCTAACTGTAGATAGTGATCTTATTTTACTACAGGATAAGGTAGAATATTTTAAAACAGTATTATACCAATTAGAACAAATTATTCGTTCTTTGAATAGTCGTACTTGGGATATTAAAAATGCTATTGAATGGAATAAGTTTACTAACGGCATGATGTAATGGCTGATCTTTATGTATCTAAAATAAATGAAGTACATCTTAAAGTAGATTGTGAACCTTCATTAGCTCAAGAATTAAACGATCACTTTTCGTTTGAAGTTCCTGGCGCTAAGTTTCATCCTCTTTATAAGTCTCGTATGTGGGATGGAAAAGTCAGACTCTTTTCTATGTTCACAAAAGAGTTGTATGTTGGTCTTTTAAGTTATTTAGAACACTTTGCTAAAGAACGAGACTATGTAATAGACTATGAAAAGTATATCCATACTGCAGATGCTGTTACTTATGATATAGTTAAAAACTTCTGCGAAGGATTAAAACTTTCATCTAAGGGTCAACCCCTGCAAATTAGAGATTATCAAATTGATGCTGTTTATCAAGCAATTAATGATGGTAGACGTCTATTACTATCTCCTACCGGTTCAGGTAAATCCTTAATACTATATTGTTTGATTCGTTGGAATGAACGGTGGAACCGTCGTCAACTTATTCTTGTTCCTACGACCTCGCTTGTAGAACAAATGTACTCTGATTTTCAAGATTATTCTGGTCTTAATGATTGGAAAGCATCTGAAGAATGCCATCGTATTTACGGCGGACATGAAAAATCGAATCAATATAATGTAGTTATTAGTACATGGCAATCATTATACAAATTACCAAAACCATTTTTTGCAGATTTTAAAGTAATCTATGGGGACGAAGCTCACAACTTTAAAGCAAAATCTCTTACAAGTATATTAAATAAATGTATACATACTCCTTATAGATTCGGTACTACTGGAACTTTGGATGGCACTAAAACTCATAAACTTGTACTCGAAGGTTTATTTGGTCCTGTTTATAAAGTAACAACAACTAAGAAATTAATTGAAAGTAAATCGTTAGCCGACTTAGAAATATTTAATATTATCCTTCAATATACTGATGAAATTAAAAAGGCAGTAAAGGGAAATTCATACCAAGAAGAAATGGATTTTATTGTTCAATATCAACCTAGAAATAAATTTATTCGTAATTTAGCTTTAAAACAAGAAGGCAATACTTTGGTTCTTTTTCAGTATGTAGAAAAGCATGGTAAGATATTATATGATATGATTGCAGAAAAATGCGACACTAGAAAAGTGTTTTTTGTATATGGCGGAACAGATACAGAACAACGAGAACAAATTCGGGCATTGACAGAAACAGAAAATGATGCTATAATTGTAGCATCGTATGGAACCTTCTCAACAGGAATAAATATTAAAAACCTGCATAATATTATTTTTGCTTCGCCTTCAAAATCTAGAATTAGAAATCTTCAATCTATTGGACGAGGATTAAGAACGAGCGAAACTAAAAAGACATGTAAACTATATGATATTGCAGATGATCTGAGTTGGAAAAATAAAAAGAACTATACTTTGTTACATATGATTGAACGAATTAAAATTTATAATGATGAACATTTTAACTACAAGTTGGTAAAGGTATCAATCTAATGTCAGAAGATATTCAATACAAATATTTAAAATTATCTACAGGCGATAATATAGTCTGTAAGACAAACGATGATTGTAGGAATCTATTTGATAAAAATACTATAAGTGTTTCGGATCCTGTTGTTCTAAATGCAGTCAGAGTTCCTAGGGGAGAAGTATTAGTAGAATCATATATTATGTATCCATGGTTTAGTTTTTCTGAAGAAAAAACTTATGAGATTTCTACAAAGCAAATTATTCTTGCAGTAAATATTAATGATAATCTAAAAGAAAATTATATAGGGTATTTAAAAACTCAAGAAGAAAAAGAAAAAGAAGACGACGATGATCCTATTATTATAGAAGAAGATGATGAGGAAACTCAAAGTTTGTTTGATAAATTATTAAATGCATTAGGAGAAGATATACATGAAGACACCGAAAGACACGACGATTTTATTATCGGAAGAAGTAGAAGAACTTCAAGAACCATCCACTAAAATTTCCACAAGTTCTCACTATGTAGATAATAAAAAATTCCTTGCTGCGTTAATTGAATACAAACAAGGTATAGATGATGCAAAAGCTAAAGGTGAGGAACAACCAAGAGTTACTCATTATATAGGTGAATGCTTTATTAAAATTGCCACACACTTAGCATACAAATCTAATTTTATTAATTATACTTTTAGAGATGATATGGTTTCTGATGGTATTGAAAATTGTCTAACCGCAGCTGCAAAATTTGATCCAGCAAAATCATCTAATCCGTTTGCATATTATACACAAATTATTTACTTTGCTTTTATTCGAAGAATTCAAAAAGAAAAGAAACAACAGGCAACTAAATATAGGATTATTGAAAATTTAGATTTTGATTCGCTAATGCAAAATAGTGATGATTCGGAATCAAGCAGACAACTTATAGATTATTTGAAAACTCAATTAGATCAAATAGATCCCGAAAAACGAGAAACTCCCGCGCAAACCAAAGCTAGAAAGAAAAAGGCTAAAGAGGAAGAATCTAATATTGACTTACTTAACTAAATACATTATAATATATTATGGAAACTAAAGAAGAAGAAATTATGCTTATTCTACAAGAAGAATGCGCAGAAGTAACTCAAGCAATTTCAAAATGTTTTCGCTTTGGTATTGATAACTTTAAGCCAGGTAAACCTAAAACAAATAGGGAACATCTGGCTGAAGAATTGGGTGATCTACAAGCAATGATTGATTTGTGTATTAAATTTAATATTGTCGGCAGTGAACAGATCAGTATTGCAGCTGATAATAAAATTGCCAAACTTAAAAAATGGTCTAGTATATATGAGTAAACTTAAGATATCAGAATTATTTTATAGCATTCAGGGTGAAGGACGTTATATGGGCGTCCCTTCTGTCTTTTTAAGAACATTCGGTTGCAATTTTACTTGCGGTGGCTTTGGTATGCCAAAGGGTGATCAAAGTAATGAAAGGTTTAAAATTGATGCAGAGTCCTTTAAAAATTATAATGACTTGCCGTTGGTTCATACTGGATGTGATTCGTATGCTTCTTGGGATGTTCGTTTTAAGCATCTTAGCCCTGTTTTATCTATTGACGCAATTGCCGATGCTATTGTGGATACGTTACCGTATAAGGAATGGAAAGACGAACATCTTGTAATTACTGGAGGTGAACCTTTATTAGGTTGGCAACGAGCTTATCCTGCTTTGTTAGAACATCCTAAAATGGAGTCTTTAAACGAATTAACTTTTGAGACAAATGGTACACAGGATATATTAGAAGAATTTCATACATATCTGTTTGAAGAGTGGACCAGGTTTGGTAGAGAGTATTTTAAATTAACATTCTCAGTATCTCCTAAATTATCAGTTTCCGGAGAATCCTGGGAGGTGGCTATTAAGCCAGATGTTATTATGCAATATCAAATGCTTGGTTATACTTATTTAAAGTTTGTAGTAGCAACGGAAGAAGATGCTCAAGAGGCAGAGGAGGCAGTAAATGCTTATCGTAAAGCGGGGTTTGGTGGTCCTGTTTATCTTATGCCTCTCGGTGGCACTGAGCAGTTGTACTCTCTTAATAATAGATCAGTTGCAGAATTGGCAATGAGAAAAGGTTGGAGGTATTCGGATAGACTCCAGATACCATTATTTAAAAATGCTTGGGGTACATGATGAGAAATAGTATGTCGTGGGATATTGAAGAAATGGGGCACGAAATGAGATCGCCCTATAACGATGGATTTACCACATTTGAAATTAAAAAGAAATTATATGAAATTAAATGGGTAGTTGATAAGCAATTAGAAAACTCCCCCAATTATGTAGGCGAAACTGAATGGCTTAAAGAACAGGAGAAAAATCATGGCAAAAAAGAAAATTGAACTATACGCAGAAGCACCTTATAAACAAGGTTACGATTCTGGAAAAACAAATGATTATTTTTATAATCCATATAAAACAATTGAAGATGCTGAGGCAGATGCAGAAGATTATGAACGTGGTTATCTAAACGCACTAGAAGAAAACGAAACTAATAAATAATAATGTTACACAACGGTAACATTTTTCAAACATCATATCCGTGTAAGGAAGGATTCAAAAATGTCATATAACAAGACAAAAACTGACCCTGAGTTGGGTCAAAAAGTTCACGAACATTTAGTTAAGATGGGAGTTGAAACTCCTACTATTCCAAATAGTTACGATCGTAAAGATAAGATCGAAGCTATCGAAGG